AATCTACTAAAATCTAAAACTGCGCCCACAAAAAAGGGATTATTTGGACTTTATATATCCAAACAATCCCAGAAGGAAATAGAAAAAGGAAATTCTATGTTGCTACTTTGTTTAGGACGTCTATTACAGTTTGAACATCCCTTTCACAATATTCTTTAATCTTTTCAAAATCCCTATCATTCCAATAGGCTTCACTAACTTTAGATCCGTCCATATCACCCTTAGGAGAGTCAACTCCTAAAGAGCAAGCAAGAAGATCTAGTGAAAGGTACTTTTGATGCGACCAACTACCAAATGAGAAAACCTCCGATGTATCCAAATAAGGAATCTCCCATGGCTTTTTGTCCCAAATAACTAGATTTTGTGGGAGAACTGGTGAACTCAGTTTGTAAATCATTCTCTTACCGAGACAGGGAATATCAAACCCCTTTATGTTATGTCCAGCAAGCTTCATGTTCTTAACAAGAGCATTATTAAAGACCTTGACAGTCTTATTTAGAATATCTTCCTCGTCCTCACCATAAAAGGAAGTCATACGAACCTGTCCATTCTCCTGCTGAACACCAAAGGACACACAAACGACCTTTGAAAATTCCGGCTCCAGGGTTGCCTTTTCTTTATAAATTTCAGAAGTAGCAAGACCGTTCATATCCTCGTATGCAGTTCTGTAATATTTTGCCCTCTTTTTCCAAAGTTCCGCTAATCTTGGATCCACCTCGGACAAGGTTTCAAAATCAGGGCAGCCAGTTGCAGTCTCAACATCTAAAAAGAGACAATTCTCTAAAATTCTTTTATCTATCATATTCTATTTTTTTCCATTTTGGGTCATACCAGAACATTCTCCCACCTCTGTCCTCAATCTTTAGCATGTAAGGATTTCCGTAACACAACATAAGATCAGAAACGGAGGATACTTCCCCAAATGGGTTTTTCCAATCCTTTATAGTACCACCACCAATTTCATAAACCTTTATAGGAATATTCCTGCAAAGTTCAAAAAGCCTCCATTTGTTTTTTTCAATGTAATCTCGTGCAGAAACAAAAGGATTCTCGTCAGGTATCCTAAATAAAATCTCAGCCCTTAGATAATTTCCAATTCCATTAAAATATCGCTGGTTCATTAAAACCTCATAAATGGGACGATCAAAAGCACGCTTGTGCAGATTCTGTAGAATATTATTACAGAATAGAAAGTATTCGGTTGTTGGGTCTGGACCTCTATCCTTATTCCAGTCTCCCCATTTCCATTTGCCAAACCTTCTAATATCTACAAAAGCTAAATGACCACCATCTAAGCAATGAAAAAATAAGTGTGTGTGCTTTATACTTTCTCCCTTGGAAGCCCACTGGAAGTTACCACCCATACCCATTGTCATCATCAAATTATCGGACCTGTTTGATTCAGTACTAGAAAGAACTAATTTTATCTCCTTTCCTCTGCTGAACGATCTTATTGTAAAACACCCACCGAAATCTACATCCTTCCACTTGTGATCTGGGTTTTTACTTATGTGTGTAAATACCTTTCCCTCCGATATTCCATTTACATAGTCAGAGGTAAGCTTTAATTCCGCTAATTCTGGCATAATTAGATTTTATACAAAACTAAGGAAAGAGGCCGTTGAATAAAAATTATTTTCTGCCAACTTTATTGATTACCATTGGTCTGAGAGAAATATAATTAGCAAGATAAACTAAGCATCCCTGAAGACCACTTGGTATATCTAAGATAACATCTATTTCTAACCCAAAAGTGGGTATTCTATGTAACAATGTATCTGAGGGTACCGGCGAGAGGGAAACCCCATTTTCGTCAACTTCACGTGATTCAGAATGAATAAAGATAGGTACCTTCCCTTTAACCCACGTAGACACAGCCAAGAAGTAAGCTTCCCTTGTGGAAAGTCCACCACTGTTAAACTGGTGAGGTAGAAATCTGAAAACTATTGGCAAGCCAGCAGAATAGAAAACACCGCTTAAAAGATCTGTCACCGAGAAAAGACTTGGTTTCTCGTCATTGCAAACAGAAAGCTTCTCTACAACAGTATCACCAAGAGACTTAACCTCCTTACAAAACCTTTCCATCGTAGTTTTCCTAGCTCCGTATGCGCTACCTATCCTAAGAATTATAGAAGTTTCTTTTACACCAATTTGATCTAAAAAAGTAGAGAGTTCGGTAATCACAGATTTACTTTCTTCTACCACCCCCTCAATTTGACTTCCAAGGAAGAAGTAATTAGGGAGAAAGAAAAATAGTCTATGTCTATTAGACTTTATAAACTGGAACGTTGACCAAATAACATCAGATTCCCTACTTTCCTCCTCGATACTAGAAAAATCCAATTTATTAAAATTTTGGGGAATTTCAATGCAGGTAACGGGTATTCCCTTTTCATGATTATCCTTCATGAGATCTAGTACACCCTGTGCAAAAAGAAAAGTCCCCTCCGCAGTTGAAGAGGATTCTCGATTAACATATCCTATTTGATTAAGATTCCTGCCTAGTATCATCAATATGTTTTAGCAGGCAAAGAGGTGAAAGTTTCTAACTTCCTATTGCTTCTATACCAAGTTTGGTATTATTATAAACTGTTGGTGAATTATAAACACCCGAAGGCATAGTATCTAGCTTGAAATGAGATATAATTTGCTTATGACCTTTATCACCATTATCTGCAAATTCCACGGTATCTGGAATTAGCTCTAAAACTTCCTCAGTATCCTTCCCCTTAGAATGCACTTGTGCAAAATACTTATATGACTTGTTATCGGGGGTTCTTTCAGTACGAACTATCATTCCTGCTACCTTTTCCTTTGAATCTACTGGAACCCCGATCACAATATCACCAACCTGAAACTGGGAACCTCTTACCGTTCTTTTTTGATTAGGATCTGGTCCCACTGACACAGAAAGGTCTTTATATGGTTTATATTGGACCTTGAAGATACCATTAGCACCACCATATCCATAGGTATCGCCAAATACCCCAGTATCAAAAAATTCGTTTATGGTTTTAATATACCTCAAAAGAAGGATTTATTTTATCTATTTATCTGTAGTGGACTCAGAATTATTTGAATCCAGCACCTCCTGTATTTTACCAGCAAGCTCGTAATTTTCTGACTTCAAAGCTTTCTTCAGCATCTTGGTTAGTATCATTTCCTCATTTGAGAGCTCATCCCCTTTCTGTTCAGGCCTTGCGTCAACACTTAAACATATTCTCTGAGGGGCAAATAAAACCTCCAATTTAGAGTCTACCTTGAATTCGTCCATCTCTGCCTCTGTCATCTCATCCATTTCAGGATCCTCAAAAATAATGTCCCAGTCCTGATTAAACCAAAGCAGCATCCAAGGCCCGTAAGAAAATTTAGAAATGTCATTGTTTATGACGAACCTTAAAAGGGCTTTAAGCTCGTTCTTGACGTCATTTTTAGTGAGTTGTTCACTGTATATCTTTCTTTTTAAACCTGGAATTACCTCACTTCCTTCACCAATACCGAATTTGAATGTTTTGTGTATTTCGTAAATTGTATCCCAATCTAAGCTTTGAAGTACCTTGTCTATAAGCTTTCTAAAGTCTTGTCTCATATTAAATCAATTAGGGAAAGTATAAGCTATATATCAAGCTTACTTCTTTGTCATATCAATTTGCTCCTTAATGGATTCTACCCACTCCTTATATTTTTCAGGATAAAATTTCTTAAGGTCAGAAAGCTCCCTCTTCGAGATTTCAAATCTATTGAGTATGAATCTTTCAACCAGGGGATCTGCTTCATAATCTAATGTGGAAACAGTATTGTTCTTGGATTTTTTAGTTTTTGTAAAAATCCATCCTGGCATCTTTGTGTAATGCTTGCTTAGGGTAGCATGCCACCAATCTACAACAGGTCTAGGTAAAACTTTTGTGTGATTAAATTGTTGTGCTTGAATTGGAAATTGCACGGACATGATTCTATTAATCATGAAAAAGTTCCTTACCTTATCATTCCTTGAAACCTTGTCCCAATCCTTATCCTTTTTGAATATTGTTTTTATTACGTCAAATAGCTCCATTAGTTAAAATCTTTAAATGGGTCAAATTGACTAGGAGCACCTTGTGAGCTTACCCAGCTGGTGCCCTCTATAATTTTTACCCTATCAAGAGTTATAGATTTTTTTGGCAGAGATATTCCTCTCTTTAATTCCTCCAAAGTTCCTTCTATTACTCCTGTCGGTATTACTGTTTTATCAAGCCACATTAGCTGATAGTTTCTTTTTAAATTACTAGCAGCCTTTTCCCTATTTTCCTTATTATCAATGTCCTTGAGTAATCTTAGGCAATATCCTGCTGTCCATTCTAAGAAATCATTATTTTCTATTAAATCCGAAAATGGCAAAGTTGCCCATTCAGTTGTTTGTAGGGATTCTAAAACGGACTCTGCTTTTTTCGGTGTAATTCTTTGAGTCCTTGATCCACTTTGGACTTCCCAAATTCCAGGGACAGCATCACCTTTATCACCAACCAACATTTTTATAAACACAAAATCCCTAGGGATAATCTCATTGACTTCTACCTTCTTACTGAATTCCTTAAGTTTCTCCTTATCCGGATCCATTACGCTCCCCATATCAAAAATAGAAGCCTCCGATGATTTATTTAACCACTTATCTTCCCACCCCCGCGGAACGGAGAGAATATTGTTTTTCGAATTAGCATTCCAGACAATTGTCCAGTTATTTTTATTCCACCTGGCAAGTTGGTGTAAATCCTTATCACCAGATATTATAATGCAATTTTCTCCCTTTGTGTTTAAATAATCAGCCCAGAAGTAAAGAAGGTCATCACCCTCAGCTCCATTGACCTTAGAAAATACAAATCCCATGTCTTCTAAATGTTCGCCATAAGAATTTAAGAGGTTAAAAAATACGCTCCAATCAACCTCATCATCCCTAACTCTATTGGATTTATATCCTCCACCCTCGATCTCAACATCCTTCCTCCAACTTCTGCTATCTACTGTAAAGACTAGCCTACCCCCAGTAGGAATAGATCTTAAAGATGAAGTAAGGTCCGTAGAAATTTTACGGATAAACATGGATTGTTCACTTTCTGTACCAAGAATATCCATTGGATTTTTGTTTCCATATCCACCAAATACCCCAAATGTTTTGTGGAATATGTAATTTCCGTCTATAAGTACGTTAATCATTTTGATAAAAATTTAAATTTCCCCATTCACCCAGGTCCTTGAAGAAAGGGTCTGTGATTCTAAAATCGTAATCCTTAAAGTCCTTGAAATCATTATAATCAGCTTCTAACCTTCTTTCAAGTTTATCAGCATCGTTTCTTTTGGATAGTCTAGATCTTCTTGTTCTCTCATCAATATCCAGGTATAACACAATAGATTCTTTCCTGTCTGCAGGCTTCATAGAAAGAAGACCGGAAGGTGTCATAATAAAAAGATTACTCGAGTGAAATTCTTTAAGGGATGTACAATAAATCCATCCATTAAAAATTACATACTCGTAAAAATTTCCAGCACGTATAAACTCGTGATTAGCTGCATCAACAGAAATGAAATGGTAATCTTTACCGTTTACCTCTCCATCTCTAGGTGGTCTGGTAGTGTGGGAAACACAGTATTTAAAACCCCTATCTTGCAAAATCTTCCTTAGATGATCCTTACCAGACCCGCCCTTTCCTATAATTATAAGCCTTTTCATATTACTTCCAAAAAACCTGAATAAGTATAATCATTAATGCAAGAAGCAAGCAGACAAAAGTTTTTAAGTTTACCCCCTCTCCAAGAATGATCCAGCTCCAAAAAGATACTACGAAAGCACCTATTGAAAATTGTATTAATCTAACCTTCCACACACTTTCCCATGCAGTGTATCCTATTTTAGCTCCATAAACAAATAAGATAGAAAGTAGAATTCCTAGAACACCAATATTAAACCAGGTGTTGTTTTTAAACCACACCCATCTTATTTGGGAAAATTGCTGAAACCATGCACCGGACTGTGCTAATGCAATAATCAGAAAAAATATTAATCCTTGTCTATTCATCAACTTGATTCTCTATAGCATCAAACCTTTTCAATGCTCTCTGCTCGTCAGAAATGGCCCAAGCCCATTTTCCAAAATCCTCATTACCAGGAAAGATTTCTCTCTCGTTTAATTCGATTCCAAAAACGACCTTTGGCTTATCTATTTTTCTCTTAAACACTTCATAAGCAACAGTGATACCAGTATCAGGTTCTATTTGCTCGTACATCATTGCTTTTTCACCTCTTTTATAAAACTTATAGAGGTATGTGTTTTTTCTAATCTCTTCTGGTAATAAGTCCATTAGTCTATAAGTTTTTGTATTTTAAAAATTAAAGAAAGCAAGCTAACAACGGGATCAATTACCAATTGTCTTTGGGCTTGATGATGAGCAACTTCTACTACCACTGCAGGTATGATGTTTGCGTGGGATGATTTATTCTTCATTATCCACTGGACAAACTCTTCACCAAGCGCTGCCATTACGTCATCAACTTTAGATGAATATTGTCCAACTATAACTTGGTAGTTGCCTATTGGGTCTTTAGAAGTAAATATCATATTGTATAGATCCTCATAAGACCATCCAGAATCACGAACCCTCGAAATGTCGATCTCTTTAACTCCTTCAATTACCCACGATTGGATCCGGTTAAGGGAGGATCTAAGATCTGGGAAGTACTCCTTCTCAAACTCATCAAGAGAAGCATCGTCTATTGAAATAGAAAGCTTTCCTAGAATAAGCTTGATGCGAGATCTCCACTCTGTCCTAATTTTCTCTTCTTCAGACTGATTTATTGGATCAAAGTTAATTACCTCGAACCTGCTCTGAATAGCATCTGGTACTTTGTTAAGCCAGTTACAGGTAGCTATGAATCTAGTGTTGGAAGCAAACTTTTCAATTGTTCCCCGAAGAGCTTTGTAGAATTGGTCAGACGCTCCATCGAACTCATCAAGGACAACGACTTTTTTAGAAGACTTACCATCCATGATGCTCATGGTAGAACAAAAGTCATTTATCTTAGTCCTGATGGTATCTACTGAGCTCTCATCAGAAACGTTGATAAAAATGTGTGGGAGATCATTAGAGAGAATCTTAGCTAATGTTGTCTTACCACACCCTGGGGATCCAGCCAATAAAACATTGTGGTTTAATCCCTTATTATCAAACAAAGACCTGATCCTATCGGGTAAGATCATATGCCTGATTTCTTTAGGTCTTAACTTCTCAGTAAGGAGTTGGTCTATCATAAAAAAGCTCTTTATTCTTGTACAGAAAAAAGAGCCTTAAGTTTCCCATTTAGAACAAGTTAGACATGTCGTCTGGGTCAGATTTATCGTTCCTTATTTCTATGAATCTTGGAAGGAATAAACTTCGATTTTCATACTTGTCAGTAATTGTTACGTTATACTGTACAGCTGCAATCTTACCTACCAGGTCATCTGGGTTTGCACTTAGTATTTCTAGATCCTTGTCAGTAAATCCAGCACCAATTTTTACGTTGAGGGTTTTAGATTTATCAGTACATACTAACCCACCTATAAAACCTTCTCTTTTTCCCTCACCTGGATACCAGCCAACAACCTCGAGATCGCAATCATTAACCTCTTTAAGCTTTATCCAACTTTTGCTTCTTTTACACTCATAAAGATGATCGTTCTTACATATAACACCCTCACCACCCTGGTTAACAATATCCTTGTAGATAACCAAAGTATCCTCCATAGAACCAACCTCCCACATCTGGCCTAGTTTTATGTTTGATACTGGTGGGAGAAGATCTAAGGTTTCAGCCAATCTCTTCCTTCTCTCCGTATAAAGGACAGAGCCCCTACCCTTTTCAAGTGTTGAGCTATCCTCTAAATCAAACACATTAAAAAGGAAGTTTGCATCTATATCGTCTGGGGCTGTGCCTTTAAGAATCTGTGTCACTTTTCCAGAGACAGACTTTCTATTTAAGTCAGTTAGCTCTCCATCGTAAAAAATAGAACTGTGGCCAGCTTTCTTTGAAATAGCAGACAAATCCCTAGAAATGTTACTAAGCTTCGATGAGTCAAGTTCGTTGAATGCACGGGTGTAAAATGAAAATGAGGTGTCAGGATTCATCATTGCAATAACACGAACCCCATCATATTTCTCTTCACAATAAATTTTATCCCACTTTTCAATTTCCTCTTGTTTATCAGTGGCTAGCATTAACGAAGGATCTGGGACCAATTCCCTGCCAACAGCTTTATTAATTAATTTAGCTCCAAGACCAATGTTCATCCTTTTTGTAAGGACTTTCATAAGCATCTTTCTAATTCCCATATCCTCCTCAGTATCCGGCGAAAAAGTATGATCTATCAAATCTTCCGCCCTTTGTCTAAGAGAATCATTAGCTGCTGGTGCTTGCTTAAGTTCTTCGACCAAATCCTTAAACGTATTCCAAAATTCATCAGGATCCTTTGAATACTTTCTTCCTGGAGTATATTCTATTAGATTAATCTTATGAAGCTTTGTAGTAACAAATGGATTAAAACAAACATCCAACAGATATTCCATTTTTTCCGACAAATTGTCAGATATTAAATCCTGCTTTATCTTTTGAGATCCGTTTCCAGATTGGCTCTCTATTTGGATAAAAATCTCGAGTTCCTTTTTCATATTATATGATTATACTACAAATATAACTAAATGGAACGTACTAAAAAAATAATTATAGGAGAACTGGTTCCCCCGTTTTATCACTCACAATCCAAGAGTATTTATGCAAGGTAGAGAATAGGGTATTAATGTCAATCGGAATAGCCCCAGATGTTTGACAAACGATAGATCCAGAAAGGTTGGATATTCTTAAGCAATCCTTAAGAGAAATATTACTGGATAAAAGAAGCATAAAAACAGCACTTACCGTATCACCAGCACCGGAAACATCAGTTACCTCTATCTGGATACCATCAACAGATTCAAAATCAAACTTAGACCTTGCAATCATCCCATTTTCAGAGAGTGTCAAAAGTACACTGCTTAGGTTAAATTTTTGCTTAAGTTCGTCAATTAACTTTATAACATCCAAAGAATCCAAAGATCTGTTTGAAGGAATGCCAAGGGAATCCTTAAATTCTAAGAAATTTGGCTTAATCCAATCAGATCCTGTATATTTAGAAAAATCTTTATCCTTGGGATCAGTAAGTGTTGGTATGTTTCTTTCCTTAGTCTCTTGTAAAATCCTTTTAACCAAAGATCTACTGAGCAATCCCTTACCATAATCCTGAATAATTACACCATCCAGGTCTTCCACTATAGACATGAACATTTCAAATACCTTATCTGATATTTCTTCAGAGACATTAACATCAACTTCAGAATCTATTCTTACTATCTGATGACCATTCCCAATAATTCTTGTTTTTTCCGTACTTGGTCTCGAAGGGTCTTTTACAAGCATTGGTAGGACCTCTTTCTCAGATAAAAGGTTATGAATTTTTATAGCAGTACTATCCTCACCAACTACCCCAAGTAAATAACATTTTGCTCCAAAGGATGTTATGTTTTGGGCAACATTAGCTGATCCTCCTAAACAATATGTAGATTTATCCTTAAGGACAACAGGAACTGGAGCTTCTGGGGAAACCCTATAAACTTTACCATAAATGTAGTGATCCAGAATAATATCACCAACGACCAATATGGTCTTTGAAGCTAATCTTTCTTTTAGATGCATCTAACTAATAATTAGAGGGTAAATGACTCACCACCTTCGTCACCACCTGAAGATTCTTGACTCTTAGCTTTTTCCTCGGCTATTTTAGATTCGATTTCTTTGTATTTTTCGTTCTTCTTGTACTCGTCCACGGTTAAACCAAGGTATCTTTTTATTAAGAAGTCTTTGTCGAAATAGGATTCTTCCTCTTCCCCTATTTTCTGCTTCATCTCTCCAAGGTCGTTTATAAACTGCACTCTCTTGGTATAGTTCTGAAGTTGGATAAATTCTTCAAACATGTTCTCCCTCGTGTAGCTTAATCCAAGATTGGATTTGAAATTCCTGTCCTTAGCTAACTCCGGGTGATCAAGACACATCTGAATATACAATGGCTTTACCAATATCTCTTGGAAAATTGATCTAAGTCTGGTAAGGAATTTTTCAAACCTTATTTCATCCCTTTCTAATTGATCTATGCTTATCTGGTAATTAGCAGGTGTTCCATTTCTATTAGCGAACCTTGCATAAGGAATTTTGGAATCCTGTTTTAATTTATTGTAGAAGTAAAGAACATTGTCCATTACATTGAAATCAGGGCCATTCGGATCTAACGTCTCTATTTGTGGGGATTGTCCGTCCTTTTCCGGGAAAAGATAATTCTTGTAGAATTGAACCTTTGGTCTACCATTTACAGTTAGTTCGCCAGATGAATCGTTTATTTCCATCTCTTCCTTATAAACAGACATTAGCTGCCCGAGAGTTTGCATGGCTTTTTGTTGAGACTGAGAACCAACTGGGATAACAAACTTAAGTCTGTAAGAGGCATTCATCACATTCCAAATAACCCTGGTATTTTCCATGATCCTTAAAATGTTATAGGATCTAATCAACCTTTCAACATAGCTTACTCTAGAAATCGTATTTCCCTTAGCATACGAAATATAAATGACCTGCTCACTCTTCAGTTTTCGAGTCATCTTATTGTCCTCCGGATATTGTATCCAAATTTGTTGGAACTCACCATTTGGCTGTGGTTCAGTAGCGGGTTGTAAAGATGTGGGATCAAGTTCTTTAAACCCAACAATTTTCTTTCCATCAGTAGAATACACTATCTCAAAGGCTAAGAAGCCATCAACTAGGAATTGCTTAAAATACTGCCATGCTGTTATACCTTGCTGAAAGCCAAAAAGCATATAAATATTTCGATAAACATCATCTATCTTATCAACCAACTCTGGCTTGATGTCTATGTTTGCAAGAGAGGGGTAACCAATAAAGTTCTTATCATCAAAGTTTATAGCATCATCAGTTAGTGTATCGAGAATAAAATCAATCTCACCATTTAATGAAAACTTTCTCAGAAAGTCTCTTTTTCCTAAATAGTCCTTATCAAAGTAAGCAATGTATTTTCTTACCTTTGTATCCTGATATCCTAGCGTCCAATAGAATGCATTATTCTCGGTAAACCCGGTACCTTGCTCATTAAAAAAATTAGATTCAGTAGCACCAACAGCTTGAGAGTTACGAATAACCATATCCTCGTACTCCATCCCAAATCTGCCTATCTTAGACAAATTCTTATAAAGGTTGCCTAAAAAGGATCGTTCCTGTACGTAATCTAAAAAACCTGCCATCTTCTATTTCTTATTCTTGAGGGGGTGTTTCTTCTGCTGGAGACTCTTCTTCCGGCTCAGCACCTTCTTCTTCCGGCTCAGCGGCTTCTTCTTTCGCTTTCTTAGCTTCCTCCTCTTTCCTTTTTTCTCTTGCTTCTCTATTAGCTTTAATGTCATCAGCATTCATTCCTAAATGAGATTCTATAAGATATGCAAGAGAGAAAAAAGGTTCACCAGAATCGTCAATTAACCCATACATTCCATCGATTTGATCCTTTTTCTTAAGCATAGCTTCAATTTCCTGATTGACTCTGAAAGGATTGTCAGAAACATATTCAAGACCAAGTTGACTCTTAAATAGATAATCTTTCTCAAGTTCGGGAAAATCCTTACACATTTGTATCCATAGTGGCTTAACCAGGATATCTTGGAAGATTGACCTCAGTCTACTTATGAACTTACCAAATCTTATTTCCTCCTTGTCAAGTCCCTCTGCTCCGTTTGAATAGTTTCCAATAGACCCACCATCAGGACCTTGGAATCTGGAAAAAGGTACTTTGGATTCTTGGACAAGTTTATCATAAAAATAAGCAAGCGGCTGCGGATCATTTAAATTAGGACCAGCATTATTAATGGGCTCTATAGTTGGTGTACCGTTGACACCAGAAGGCATAAGGTAATTCTTATAGAATTGTATCTTGGGTCTACCATCTACTGTTAATTCACCACTTTCATCATTAAATCTAATGTCCTCCTTATAAATGCTCATAAGCTCGCCCAAGGTTTGCATAGATTTTTGGGGAGATCTAGAACCAATAGGAACAGTCATCTTCATTCTAAATGAAGCATTCATTACAGACCAAATAACCCTGGTATATTCAATTATTCTTAGTACGTTGTAAGGTCTTATTAGTCTCTCAACGTAGCTAACTCTTGAAACCGTATTACCTTTAGCAAAGGATATGTAAATAATCTGGGAATCATAAAGCATTCTCCTCTTATTGATGTCCTTTGGATATTGATACCAAACATTTAAATAAGTACCATCAGGTTGTTTTTCGACCGAAGGCATTAGTGTTGTAGCATCAAGTTCTTTAAACCCAATTATTCCCTTACCCTTATCATCATAAACAATCTCAAAGGCTAAGAATCCGTCTACCATCAATTGGCGGAAATACTGCCAGGCAGTAATATCATCAGTGAAGCCAAACATGTCGTAAAGCTTCTTATAGTTCTCTTGTATTCTATCCTTAACTTTATCTTTAACATCAGTAAGGTTCAGGAAAGCTGGATACGCAAAGAAATTATAGGAGTCAAAAGTTATAGATTCATCACAAACAGTATCTAGAATGTATTCTATCTCAGGATTAAGTGCAAACTTTCGAAGATAATCCCTCTTACCTGCATAATCCTTATCGTAATAACCAATAAACTGCCTTGTTGTGGTATCTTGTCGGCCTAATGAATATAGCAAACTTTCGTCATCGACAGATTGCCTCTTCATGAATTCAGCCTCCGTAGTTCCGATTGCCTGGGAATTCTTAATCACCATGTCGCCATAACGCATACCAAAGTTACTGAGGGACTTTACAGACTCTCTGATTCTTTGGAATATCGGGCTTCCTTCTTGGTTTTCGTTAAATCCGGCCATTTACAATTTTGTAATCTAGTTTTTGTACTAAATGTTAAGCATTTAATTTCGATCTATAATCATTATATATCCCGTTAGTAGATTGACCCTCTATTATAAAATCAGAAAGGTATGGAATTCTTACCCAATCTTTATAGTCAACTACCTTAATATTATCAGCATATTCCCTTTTGAATCCAGTTAACGCTGTTTGAAACCCAGTTCCAGCAAGTAATCTATTAAAAGAAGTTGTTATGTTAGTAATAGGTATTTGAGATGTGTATGGTAATTTAGAGTTGTCTTTAAATAATGAGGAGTACTGATCCCATAGTTTAAACATAATATTTCCCCTATAATCAGGGGGAATAACATTTAGATCAACAGATATTAGAATTTCGGAACCATTATATCTCTCCTTCTTCATAAAG